ATTAAAACAATATGACAATGGGTGGGTGGTTTTTATTCTCATCCGGCTGAGCATAGCCAGAGGATATCTTATTTTTCTACTACACTGCTCAAGTGTAGGGTTAACAACAAAATAAAGTATGTACATTAGATGAAGGTTGAAATTCCGGGCGAAAGCGCATGCACAAATGTGCGAACATTTTCAAGAACGAGGCCTGTGTTAGTCGCATCAACCTGTAAGGACAATCTGTCACCAAGTGCTCCTTGAGCGTCACAAAGGGCGGTCATGTTAACAGTCTCATTGTCGGTCGAGACTGTCCATGGACTGCCCACTGGATTTCCTCCCAACAGAAATTGAAAGGTTGTTCCGGGATTGACGCCCAAACTAGCAACATTGCAGATCCACTGGAGATAGTAGGGAACTCCTCCAGGAATGTTGCAGCCCAGGAAGTTGTCTGGTGCTCCCAAACCATGAACACCCAAACCATTGACTTCATCAACGACTTCACCTAACGGCATGGTGCCTGAGGTGTTGGTATTTATGGTGGTGGGAGAACTCAACTCCGCGGTGGAACGGTTGCGAAGTCCTCTATTCCCGACATTAGCGGGCTCGGTAAGGCGGTTAATATTAGCGTGTCTAAACTCAAGCTCGTAACTCACTGTCAACCTACCGACGACAGAGTTAAATGATGTTCCGTCAACTCCGATGAACAGGGACCCAAAATCGTATGTTTTGAGATCTGCACCGGATGGTTCTCTACCCTCTCGGGTAAATAACCAGGGTGATTGAGGGAGCATCAAAGTACTGTTGCGATATAGGGGACAAGTGACGTTAGCAAGCCGTGAACATTCAGCAAAGGTTGCAGGTGCAGGATCGAGTGTATCTGCATCCCACGCCAAAATAACCTGCCCATCCGTGAGTGTGCCCACTTCGGGAATATAGTGGAACTCCAGTTTGGTGAATCGATACTGGTCATAAGCGTTGGCCGTGGCGCGCGCCAAGGGAAAAGGAATCACATCCACAATGCTTGGATCCATATCCACAATGCGGACTCCAGGGTTAATCGGAATCGGTCGATTGAGGGCAAAGCCTGGAACAGCTCCAATAGGAGTGACAACAATGTTATCTCTCTTGAAGCCTTTTAAGACGTTTGCCTCCTGGCGTGATCTCGTTATCCTACGAACAACAGGAGCATCTTCGCCAGAAGCTATGATCCTCGGGCCGCCATTGTGGAAATGACTCGTAACTTCCCCCTGTGCGTTCATTCCACACATCATCTTTTGGGTTGACCTTTGTTTCTTGGGAGAAGGCAAGGATTTGAGTGCCTCCACCCTTTTGTTGGTAACGTTGGTACCTGACTTGGTTTTGTTTTCTCTGTTTCTTTGAGCGGTTTTCATTTCGCAATAAAGGGACAATTTCACTAAGTATAATCTGGTTTAACTATCAGCAAAACTGTTTCTGGGCACCAATCCAGCTAGGTGCGTGCCTACTTTAACAAATCCACAATCTCAGTGACCTCGCTAAGGTATGGCATTTTGCGGATTCTCTCCTCGATAAGAATCTGTTGATGGGGTAACAGCATGGGATGGTAGTCCATAGCTCTCCAGAAATTGAGTCTGGTTTGTTCAGTGATGTGAAGCGGAGAATTCTCGGCCAGAGCATATCTGACCACGTTTCCCCGCTTACTAATAACACTGTAACCTGCTTCATCAATCCGGTTGAGCTCGGCCTTATAAGTATCAGTTCCCTTAACAAGAGTCGTTATTCCAGTGAGTGGCAAATCATCAAATTTGCTAACCTCCTTTGAAAAACGCGCATACATCACTCCATAGATAGGAATGTCCTTAAACACAGGAGCTGCTGCAGCAATTGCTGCAAGCCATTTTCTTCTGTGACTAGGACTATCCATATCTCGAAGCGTGAAGCCATCTTTATATAGGGCATTGATGTTCCTGACCATTGTGACCCTGCTGTTTCCATCTCTATCAACAACCTCCACAGGTTTTGATTGGCAGAACTCCACTTCCCACAAATGTGACACAGGGGGCTCAATAGTTAAATTGAACCCTGAGTCAGCATAAATTTCGGAAATTGGAGCAACTCCGCCGTCATCAAGCTCGTGAAGGTGATCCTTGTGAATAAAGAGGATGGCATCGTCTCCATCGCAGATAAAGGTGGATGTGATGCCGCGGCGTAACAACAAATGTCGGACATAATAGAGCATGCAAAATTGAAGCAAAGTGTTACCAATCCCCGTATTTGGAGTTCCGGAACACCTAAATCCCCTTCTTGACTTATAGCTAAAGTGCCCGTCAATACCGCGGCAACTCACTTTAGGTGAGTACTGTAAAGAGAGTAAGTTCATGAGATAAGTGACCATCTTCTGGTCAAAGTTTTTCTCAAAAATAGCACGATAGAATTTGAACTCATATTTCAAACTGGCATTGCTGACCCCAGAGTCCCAACGTGATACGTCAAGACCTACAGCAACGACTCCATTCAAACGATTCATATGCTGCTCCAAGGCCTGCGCTCTCTGGTCCATATTTAAACCTTTGGCGCATGCCGTAAAGCCGCACATCTCATTGAAACTTTTCAGCAAAGGAGCCTCAATTTGACTATAAG